AAGCAATGCTAATCGCCACAAGAATATAAATCGCTGTATCCATGCTCCATTGACGTTAAGCGTTTTTTGTGTTATACTTATCAAGGCAAGGGGGATTTCTCCCCCTGCCCGTTACCTTGTCAGCTTTTCTATCAGAAGAAGAATTGCAATTACAAGGTTTACGATCGCGGTAATAAGATTGATTGTGCTTGCTGGCTGGTCTTTCTTATTGCCGCTTTTCTTTTGCTTTTTCTTGCTCAACGTCTTAACCTCCTTTCTGTCTATTATTATACTATATACGTGCGTATATGTCAATAGCTTTTGCGAAAAAAGCAGAAAAAAATAAGCGGCGACGGGATCACCCCGCCGCCGTCATTCGTCTATGCCTAAAAGCCATTGCACCGAAACGCCCAGCACTTCCGCAAATATCTTCAATTCAAAGTCGGATACGAAGCGCGTACCGATTTCAATTCGGCTTATGCCGTCCCGCTCCATGTTGATCCCTTTCAACTGTATTTGTGCGGCTAAATCCTCTTGCCGTAGCCGCCGGACGACGCGCGCTTCGCGCAATCGGTCGCCGCAAATGTTCTTTTTGCCGTTGTAATCGTATATCTTCATTTCCGCCGCGATCCCTCTTCATTCTGATTATTTGCAAACGGTGTGTAAATATTCCGCTTTATTCTTGATTTTAGCGCATGACGGGCGTATAATTGTGTTAAAGGTCAGAATGGGCGAATTCTGCCTTGAAAATTTACATTTAAGAAGGGGGATTTGCTCTAATGTTCGTCAGCTTTACAAAGACATTGAAGAAGATGTCCGGTTTCCGGCTGGGCTTCGGTGTGCGTGTGAATAAGCGAAACGCGCCGTTGTGGTGCTTCGCTATGCTCTTCGCCGGAATGTTCTATTTGATGTGGTATATGATTATCGGCGCGGGCTGGTGTCTGTACTTCTTCTTGTGGGCGTTTTACAAGATTTATTACTATCTATTCAAGGGAATTGCGGTCGGCTGTAAGAAGCTGTATCAACTCATTAAAGGGAAAACCGCCGCGCCGTCGGAAGCGTCGGTCGAACCACCGAAGGAATGAACCAAACAAAAAAATCCCCCGTGCAAGGCTCGAAAGCCCGCACGGGGGATTGTTCTTTATGCGGCGGAAGGCTGAAAGGGGAAGCGCGATCCGCCGCGCGGTCAATTACTCTTTGTTGCTGTCGGTATCCGCCGGAATGCCGGAAATAGTGAAGTAGTCCGGAAGATTAAAGACGGCGGCTTCGATCAGCTTGTCCAAGCTGTCCGCGTCGATCTTGAAGCCCTTGTTTGCCAAAAACTCAATAACAAAGCGCTTCTTCTCTTCGCCCCTGCCGCTTCCGGTGTAAATCTGTTCTGCGGCTTCGACGGCTGCTTCCGCCCACAATTTGATTTTCTCAAACTGCGCGACGGAAGTTTTGCTTTTGATCCACGGGATCACAAAAGCCGAAATGACGGCGGCAATCAGCGCCGCCAGCGCTTCAATAATGGTGGTAAGGTCAAAAGTCATGTTGAAAACCTCGCTTTCCTGTTCTGTGTTTGTTTGTGTACCCTCTTTCGATCGCACGGAAGGCGCGACGGATCGCGCGCGTGTGATTATGCGTGTAATCAGCGTGTTATTGTGCAAGCGTCAGATCGTCCACGTTCACCGCCGCCACGACGATGTTTCCGAAGGTGATAACGGCGCGCTTGCCGCTGATCTCCTTTACAACGTGTACGCGGTCGTACACGTAGGAAGCAAGGCTTCCGCCCGTGTAGGTGGGCGCGCCCTGCTTCAAGCGGACGCGGCTTCCCTCTGTGATCTTCGCTGCTGCGGGCGCGCTGGGCGCTCCGTAGATGTCCGCCGCGTCAACCCAGCCATATACGTTTGATCCGCCGCCCTTTTCCGCGATAAGGTGGTAAGGGTGTTTTCCGTTGTGCGTCTGCGTGATTTTTGCTTTGCCCGCTTTGCACGGCTTCCCGCTCGAAGCGTTCGCGGAAACATAGTGCTTTGTTCCTTTGAAGTCCACAATATCGCCGACGCTGAATTTCCCTTCGGAAGTGTTCGGCTTCGTAGTGCTGCTATTTCCCGCGGCGTTTCCGGTGTACTCGATATACGGCAATTTCCCGTGTTTCGTCCACGTGCGGGCGTTGTACCCGCTCTTTCTGCCGATATTCGCAACGGCGGTAATCTGCACGTTGTTTTCCCAGCGCGGCGTACACTCAACGCCCAGCCCGTTCCCGATATAAACGCCGATATGCCCTTCGCACCAAAGCGCTTCGCCGATCTCAATGTGCGAAAAATCCGTCGATACGTTCGCACATTTTGTAATCATTGTGTCCGCGCCGATGTCCGGAACACCGTTGACGGCGTATTCTGCGCCGCCGTAGCAGTCGGCTTTGTTGCCGTCCCAGCCCCACAAAACCCCTTTAATAAGACAGACGCAATCAAAGCCGAATGTATCGGCGCTGGCGGCGTTTATCATTGCAACGCGGGAAGATTGCTTGTTGTAGTCGTGATTGCTGGTGTATCGCTTTTTGTTCGCCGCTGTCATAGGCGCGCCGAAGCACCCCATAACATAAAGCGTCTTGTAATTCTTCGCAATGTCGATCAGCTTTTCCACGAACACGTTACTTTTCATTTTTGCCATTGTGAAAACCTCCTTTGAAATGCGAAGCGGGAACGGCTTATTCGTGCCGCTCCCGCTCCTGTACCTCTTCGATCCGGTCAATTCGTTTGTGTGCCTGTTTCGCGCTCTCTTCCACGGCGGTCAGACGGGAAACGAATTCCGTATTCGTCTTTCGCTGCTCCCGCTGTTCGGCTTTAATATCGTCGATCCCGCCCTTGATATAGCCGATTTCCGTTAAAACGGTCGCGTCCGCCTTCGCGTCGCCTTCCTTGTCCTTGTCCCTGTTCCGGACAAAAGCAAGATAACCGAACACGATGGCACAAACGGCGGATACAATCGAAAGCACGGTCATAAATGTTTCGTTCATGCGGTTTTACCTCCCTTCGACTTTTTCCCATTGCCACAAAGTCGGCGTGTCGGGCGGATATACGCAATCGGGCATATCTGCTTTTGCAAGATACACGCCGCCTTTGTAACTGTAATACAAGCCGGAAGCGACGTTTACGACGATCCCCGCCGTTTCCGGATAGGGGATCGGATCGTCAATCGTGCCGGAAGCTGCAAGCTCCACCAGCCTGTAATAAGCGAAGGTCGTTTCGACGGGATACGCCGCCGCGTTCGATGTATGCGGCGCGACAACCTCGAAATAACGGTCGCCGTACTTGAAGATTTCGCCGATCGTGTTGTATGCGTGATTGTCCTTGAAGCTGTCGTATTCGATAAGCTCCGCCGATTGAAGGATCATGCCGTCGTCAATGATCTTCGTTCCTGCTGCGCGATCCTGCACGATCTGCGCCTTGAAGGACAAAGCAAGAAGGGCGGCGGATTTTTCTTCCGCCGTCCTTAATTGCTGAACGTCCTTTTTCATCTGTGTATTGCCGTTCTTTCCCTTGATAATCATTCAAACGAACCCCCGATCCCCGATACCCAGCACGAAGTCAGCGCGTCGCCGCGCTGCACGGTCACGCGGATATTCAAGCCGCATTGTGCCGAAGTATTCGTTTTATTTGTGAAAACGTGCGCCACGCCCTGTATAACGGCGTTCGTGCAATCCTCCCAAACGGGCGTAACGTCAAAAGGATTGTTGCAAACCTCGACTTTGAATTCTCCGCCAGCGGGGATTTCCCTGTTTACGCTCACGTTGCAGCGCGTCGGCTGCGTGTCCGCTTCCAGCGGCTCGGATAAGACGATCACAAAGCCGGAAATCGACTTCGTAAACGTAAGTGTCCGTGTGCTGCTGTTTCCGGCGCTGTCCGTTGCTGTGATCGTCAGCGTATGCGCCCCGTTTGAAAGCGCCGTGAAGTCGTTTCCGGTAACTGCTGCTCCCTGCGTCGCGCCCAGCGTGACGTTGTTCTTCGTCGCGATTGTTTTGTTGTCCACCTTTTCAACGACGTTTACAACGTCATTATCCGGATCGGTGACGCTGTAAGAATGCGTGAAGCCCGCGCGCTTCGTTCCTAAATTCGCATTGCTTCCGGAAATCGCGGGCGGCTGATTGTGAATTACGGCAATATCGCCGCTGGTGGTGTATGCGGAATAATTGCCATAACTGTCTTTCGCGCGGACGCGGTATTTTAACGTATTCCACGCCGTCGATACTGCTTCCGTGAAGCTCCGCGACGCGGACGTTTGAACCGCTGTCCACGATCCGCCGTTGTAGGAACGCTCGAAAATGTACGTCAGCGCGTCGCCGTCCGGATCGGTCGCCGCCGCGCAAGAAATGTTGATATTCTGCCCGCTGAACGCCGTTGCGGGCGCGGTAATGCTGGGCGGCGCTGTGGGCGCGGAATTGTAGATTATTGTATAATTCCCCGCTCCGTTTGTGGTATCAGATACCAAGATAGAAGATTTGAGATTACAAAGCGGGCGAACGCCGTCGTCCCCGTTGCAAGCGTAGTGGTAGTCCAACGCGCCGCCCGTGTAGACGTTGCGGACGTCGCGGGCGCTCGACGTATTAGGCGTTCTAAGCCACCAATACCAGCCCTTCGACGTTGCGAAGCTGCTGTTTGTGTAGCCGTCCGCATTGCTCACGCATTCCGCCGTGGGATATGCGACGCGGGAAGCGTCATTGCTGAACAGCGCCAGCCGCGAACCTTCGGCGATACTGTTTTCGTTTGCAAGCCCCACTTCGGTTGTGGACGCAAGAAACATTTTCGCGTTGAAGGTTTCGTAACTTCCGCCGTCCGTCGATGATTTAACGACGGTCAGCGTTGTTGTTAAAAGCTCCGCAACGAACTTCGGATCAAGCATTGCAAGGAAGCCCGCCCACGACGTGTACGGATTGTATGTAACGTGCGTCGATTTTGTCGTCGGCGCTTGATCGGCGCTGTGCTTTGCGCTGTACCAATTTCCCGCCGTCGCGTTGCTGTTCAGCCATTGCAAAAGGTTTGAATGAATGTGCCTGTTGTTGCCGTAATTCTTCCGGTCGCTGTTGCTGTTGCTCGGCTCTTTCGCGTCCGAAGCCATGATCTGAATGATCTTTTCGGCGATCAGCGTTACCGAATTCGCGGGGTATCCGCTGTGGTTCTTGTCGGCAACCTTGAAAACGATCTTCGCCCCGAACCGCGATTGATACGCGGAAAGAACCGGAACTTCGATCTTGTCGCCCACCGACAAGCTGCTTAATGCTTTTGACATTTCTTTTCCTCCTTCGGTTTTTAGTGATTTTCAAAACTGCCGAATACGTCGCAATACTCCGATATGTACCCGCAAAAATAGCTTTCGTGGTAGTACGGGCATTCCCTGCACGGTATTTCACCGCAAGGCAAGATCGGCGGCGCGTCGCTTCCTTTTTCCTCGATCCCGAACAGGCTTTTATAATACTGGTCTGTTCTCCGGATCAAGTGATAGCAATTCCCCTTTGAAGCGTGTCCCCTCCAGCTTTGATAGGATTGTTCGATCGTCTGCTGGTCGATCTTTCCCGCCGCTTTCAGTCCGGCAAACTTCTTCAACTTCCGCTTCATGTTGTTTTTGCTTCGGCGGCGCACCTTCCGGATCACTTTTCCCGTGTCCGTCAAGTACGTGTGAAAGCCAAGAAAATCAATGCCGTTCTTCAATGGGTAGATGTTCGTTTTCGCATTCAGCGAAAGCCCGCGCGCTGCTGCGAACGCTTCAATTTCCTTCCGGCAATGCCGCAAGTATTCTTTATCCTCATGGATCAAGAAGAAGTCGTCCATATAGCGCCCGTAATACTTGATACCCAGCTTTTCTTTGACGAAATGATCCAGCCCGTCAAGGTAGAGAAGGGCGAAAAGCTGTGAAGTCTGATTTCCGATCGGTATTCCGACGTTTCCTTCCGTGCTGTCGATGATAAGATCGACAAGCCACAAAACGTCCGGATCGGTTATCTTCTCGCGGATTAAGGTTTTCAAAACGTCGTGCCGGATCGAATAGAAGTATTTTGATATATCGCCCTTCAAAATCCAGCCGTCAACACCGTTCTTCCGGTAAAACCTCCGCAAGAACTCTTGAAGCCGCCCCAGCCCGTCGTGCGTACCTTTCCCCACCTGTGAAGCGTAATTGTCGCGTATGAACGATCGCGTCAAGATCGGTTCAAGCACATTGTCGCAAAGCGCGTGTTGAACCACTTTATCCTTGTAGCTGTTCGACATAACGACGCGCTTCTTCGGCTCGTAAACCTCGAACGTGTTGTACGGGGACATGGTATAGCGTTTTGTTCGTAGCTGATAGCTTAATAGGTTCAGCGCTTCAAGAAGGTTTACTTCAAACTTTGCCGCCGCTCCCTTCCACCTCTTGCCCTGCCGCGCCTTTCGGTAGGCATTGTACAGGCTTTCAAAACTGTATATCTTTTCAAACTCTGTCATAATAAAAATATCCTCGCTGTTTCGTAACCTTTGCCAGCCGCTTTCGCGGTATGCTCCGGTATCGGCGATCCTGTATTTGTCCCCGCCGTGGATAGCGGCGACGGGATACACCTTCCTTTGATGATGGTATTCTGCTTTCGCCTTTCGGCTACTCGATCGCGTTATCCATCGAAGCGGGCGAACGCCGTTGTTCCCGTTGTAAGCGTTGTTGTTGTTCAACGTGCCGTCCGTGTTGACGTTGCGGACGTTGTAGGCGTTCGACGAATTAGGCGTAACAAGATGTACCCCGAAACGGTTTTCAAGCCCTCGTTTTGTCCCGCTTCTTCCACGCGGTCGTCATGTACTTCGCGTCAAGAACAAATTTGCTCCAATATTCGCAACTGTTCATTGATATAAAGCCCATTTCCTGCGAAAGCTCTATGAAAAATAGAAGCTCCTTGCAATAGGTCAGCGCCTTTGCTTGCAGCTTCTGCCGCTCTCTGAATTCCTGCGCGTCGCGAAGGTCTAATTCGTTCGCTTCGATCACGCATTCGTAAATTTGAACCGCTTTATCCTGTATCCTGTTTACAAGCGTGAAGCGGTATTTCTTCGGGAAGCGTTCTGTCGAATTCGTTATCGTGAAAGTGTGCTTTGCAAGGTCTTTCGCCTTCACAATCACATTGAATTCGGACGGCTCTTTGCGTTCCCGCTCCGGTCTTTGCATAAATGCACCGTCCTTTCCGCATTTCCGCGATCGCGTCGGTATCAGCGGCGCACCCTTCAAAATCGAAGCCCGCGTCGGTAATAGTCAGCGTCGCCGCGTTGCCTGTTACCGTTGTTCCCGTGATCGTTACCCGCTCCGCGCCGCATTCTTCGCACGGCGGGGAAAGCTCCGCAAAGATATTCCCGATAATGCACGACAATTCCGCCGCCGTGCAAGCGTACCGCGTCAACATTCGATCCGCTGTAACGCGGCGTTCCATACGCCCGTCGCCGTGATACCGTCAAGATCGGCAAACAGGATCAAAAACGGATTTTCGGTAATATCGTTGAAAAGCACGGCTTCGAGTAAGTCCACGCGCGCGTCAAGCGCGTTCGTGATGTTTGTTAGGTTCGTGACGGCGTTTTCGTCAAGCACGGCTTGCAGTCCGTCAAACCACGTGTTGAAGTCTGCTTCCGCCTGTGTTTCAAAATCCGCCATGTGCTGCTCGAATGCGTCGTACTGTACGTTTCCTTGCAGCTTCAAGGAAGCCATATACGACGCAAGGGAATTGTACTGTTCTTCGGAAAGGCTTTCATACTCCGCGAACCACGCTTGAAGCTGCGCGTTGAAAGCTGCCGTGTCGATCTGATCCACGACGGCGGCGACAACCCCGCAAAGCGAAGTATTCAGCCGCTGATCCGTGATCCTGCTTTGCGTGATTGCGGTAACGCCCGCCGCCACAAATACGTCCGCCAGCACAAGCTCGAAAATGTCCGCGTCCCGCTGCACCGCTGGCGCGGACGGGGAAGCGCTGAACCCCGAAGATTTAACTTTCGTCGTGATTGTCCGGTTTGTCAAATTCCATTGAACGACAATACGATCAATCCGGTTCAACTGCCCGTCCGCCGTCGCAAGCTGTACGGTAAGATCGCCCGTGTTCTGATAGAAATAACCGTTGATCCACGCTTTGCCCGCTCGGACAGTTACGTTCATACCGCTTCCGGCTACAACTTGAAGCCCCGTCGAAGGGACGGGGAAAATTCCGTTCCCGATGAACGAAGCGAAGTATTCCGCCCAATCTTCCGCTTTGTACGTCCGATCGTGCGAAACGCTATTGAAAAAACTTGATTTTTCCATGCTGTGAAGCCCCCTTTACTTTGTGATCTGCCGAATTTGCGTCAATAGCGCGGGCAAACTCTCGCCGAAGGTAATATCTATTTCTTCGCCGCTGGTTTCGTAGGTTTCCGCGATTTCCGTTATCCGAACGTCAATGCGAACCCCCCAGCGCTTATTGATACAGGTAACACGATCCCCCAAGCCGTAATCAACGCCGTATTGAAGATTTGCGTTCGTGTTGATCTTTGAGCCGAACGCCAGCGTTTCGGCGTATTGTTCAAGCTCCGACGCGCCGCGCGCCGAAAGAAGCGCCAAATACTGCGCGTCGGTCAGCGTGATTTTCACTTTGCTTTCGTTTTCGTATTCCTGCACAATGTCGGTGGCGTTTATGAATACCTCTTCACGCTCCAGCCCTGCTGCTGCGCCGCCGACTTCCACAACCTTTCGCGCAATGCCTTCTTTTTCCTCTCCGCCGACGTAAGCCGTCGTTTTAAGGTTTTCAACGCTGTTCGTGTATTCCTGTTCCACGATGTTGTCGAATTCCTGCGAAAAGATACAAGGCGCGTTTCCTGCGGCGTTGTCCGCCGTAAGGTCGCGCCCCTTGTAAACTGAAAACGTATGCTTGCCCGTGCGCGGATCGGTAACGACGCGCATTCCCAGCTTTGCCGCCTTCGCCGCCGTTTCTGCTGCAAGCTGCGCGTTGATGAACGCTTCGGAAGTATAGTCGATCTGCCCGCTTCCTGTGTCCGCGTCGTTTGTGGCAATGCTGAAATTCGGTATATTCCGGCTGCTGCCCGCCGCTGTGCAAGTCTGCCGCACGATCGCATACAAAATGTTTTGCGTCGTGTCCTTCGTGATGATCTGATTTGTCAAAATGCGCTTTCCGATCCACGAAAGAAGGAATTTGCCTTGAACCTCGATTTCCTCCAGCCCCTGCGAATTCTTCGTAATGTGAATATACTTGATTTCTGCCGCTTCCTTGCCGCCGCGCTTGATGATGATATTGTTCTTCACAAGTAAGGCGGCGTGTTCTTCGGTGAAGGGGACAAGCAATTTGAATTCGCCGCAACTCCAATAGCGCCGCGTCCAGATCAGCGAAGATATTTTTTCGACGATCCCTTGAAGCGTCATTGTCCGATTATAGACGTATAATTCCATGCTACACCCCCAAATACAAGTTATTGTGATAGATGGATACTTCGAGATTTTCCGCGTTCGTATCCGCCGAATACCGGAAGAGATTGTCGCCCACGGCGATCTGCAAGTATGAACTGTCAACGTCGAGATAACGGAAAGCGTCTGTCGTTACGCCGCCGCGTTTCAGCTTCACCGCTTTTTCACCGTATCCGGTGGAAACGGTTAAAACGTCGCCCGCTACAAGCGAAATGTTCAGCTTTATAAATTCCTGCGTGTCAACATTCAGAAGAACCGGATTTTTCACCACGCCCAGCGCGCGGAACTCGATCCGGATACCGCTTTTCACGTCGCCGGAATTGAACACGTTTACGATCAGCGACGGCTGGCGATAGCCGATTTCCCAGCCTTCCGCAAGCTCTAACCCGTCCGGAACGGGGAATTCAAAGCCGCCGATCCACGTTGCTATATCCTCGCGCGTTTCCGCTTCTTCCCGCCAAAAGGGATTAAGGCAAGACAGATTGACGGCGAATTGCTCGAAAATCGGCTTCCGCGTGAAGATCGGCGCGTCGTTTATTTTGCACCCGATAACCCGTTTAAGGTCGCCGAACTCATACGTCAACGTCGCTTCGTACTGCGGATTTAGTATCCTGTTCATATTCCGGCGCAAGGTCTGCGCCGCTTGTTTGTCCCGCTCTTTGATATGCCCCACGATGTCAATATCGCGGGCTTCGATCCGATAGCCCAAGTACGTGTCGCCGTCCTGCCCCATGCTGTTTGTGCTGTATATTGCGTTCCGCACGTCGGAAAGCCCTTTTACGTCCTTGAAGTTTACGTGATACAAAGAAGCGGGGGAAAACTCGACGCTTTCCCCGCGCTCGTTCGTATAGGTCAATTTTTCGTGAATTCTCATGCCATAACCTCCCGCGCGATCTGCCTAAACTGCCGCGCCGCTTCCCGCTGCTGCTTTGCGTAGCTCGTTTCGTTCGCATAGATGTTTTGTACCACCTCGACGGTCGGCGCTGCCCTGCGGTCGGTTCTCTGTCCCGCTCCGGTGTCCCGCTCCGGAACGGCGTTCGCGGTTTCGCGGCGGATCGTGCTTTCGACGTTCCGCATTTCTGCGGCGAAGCCCTCACCCAGCCCCATTGCCATGAATTCGCCGATCCCCGCAAAAACCTTCGACGGGGAATTGATCTGCATTTCGGATTGAACCGCCGCCACAATGCTTCTCATCATAGAACGGACGCGGCTTTCAAGCCAGCCGGACATATTTTGAAAGCCCGTCCAGATACCGCGCACCATATCTTCGCCCGCTGCTGTGAAGTCGGATATAAAAGAACGAAGCGCCGTAATAACAGGCTGCACGATCTGCGATACTTTGCCCGTGATCTGCGGAATGCCCTTCACCATGCCTTCGGCGATCTTCTTGTCGAAGTTTTCGCCTTCGGATATAAATTTTTGATGTTGCGCCGTAAATGCCGTAATGATACTTTGCACGATCTGCGGGATTTTTGAAGTAATCTGCGGGATCGCCGCAATCATTCCGGACGCGATATTCTTGTCGAAGTCCTGTCCGGCTTGATTTAGCTTTTGCGCCTGTGCGGTCAGCCCCGTTATAACCCGCTCGACAATGGCGTTCACCGCGCCGGAAAGCCCTTCAATATTCGCGATAATGCCGTCGTTTACCGAACGCACCGCTTCGGCTGCGGTAAGCTGTCCCGCTCCGCCCATTGCGGCGGTCATATCCGACGAAACGCCGTCCATGCTCTCACCGAAGCCCACGCCCACTCCTTCGCCCATGTTCGTGCCGATTTCGGCGAAAACCGTTGACGGGGAATGTATGCCGAAAAAGCCCTTGATACCGTCAACAAGGGAAGAAGCCCAGCCCGTTACCTTGTCCCAAAGCCACGAAGCCGCGCTTGAAATGCCTTCCCACAATCCGTGAAGCAGATTTGCGCCCGCGTTGATAAGCTCACCGCCCAGCGACGCGAAGGCTTGCACGATACCGGAAACAATCTGCGGAACTGCCTTCACGATTTCAATAATGATCGTCGGCAAATTCTCGATCAGCGCCACGAATAGCTGAACGCCCGCCATGATAATTTGGTCGATGTTCCCGATCAGCGCGTTTACAATCCCGCTGATTATCTGCGGGATCGCCTGTACGATCGTAACGATAATTTCCGGCAAAGCCTGTATCAGCGCGACAAGAAGATCAATGCCCGCTTGAATGATAAGCGGTATATTCTCCATAAGCGCCGTTACGATCCCGTTTATGATTTGCGGGATTGCTTCGACGATCGCCGTTATGATTTCCGGAAGTGCTGCGACAAGGGAAACAAGCAGATCAATTCCGGCTTGAATGATTTGCGGGATCGCGGAAAGCAAACCGTCGATCAGGCTGGTTATTAGCTGCGGAAGCGCTGCGACAAGAACGGGGATCGCGTTTATTACGCCCTGCGCCAGCCCTGTGATAAGCTGCAACGCCGCGTCGATCAGCATGGGGATATTGTCTATCAGCGTTTGAACGATCTGCAAGACAACTTCCACAATCGTCGGAATAAGCGTCGGCAAGGATTGCCCCAGCCCCGTCGCAAGCCCCACGATCAACTGCGCCGCGCCTTCAATCAGCATGGGAAGAAGCGTCGCAATCCCGTTTACAAGCGTTTCGACGATCTGCACCGCCGCCGAAGCGATCGTCGGCGCGTTCTGCACAATGCCTTCGATCAGCGAAGAAACAAGCGTTACGCCCATTTCGACGAACTCCGGCAACTTCTCGACGATCAGATTTACAACGTCCGCCAGCCCCTGCCCGATAACGTCGCCCATCTTCGATACGTCGCCGTTCGCTTCCTGTATGCCCTTCGAGAATTCCGCAAGGATCGGAACGCCCTTGCTTGCCAAATCGTCAAGGAAGGGAAGGGCGATCAAAGCCGCCGAATTCTTTAATCCGGTCATTCCTGCTTTAAGCTGCTGCAATTTATCGTTAAACGAACCCAGCGCGGAAACGGCTTCGTCGCTCATAACATAGCCCATCGCTTCGGCTTCGTTGCCCAAGTCTTTGAAGGCTTCCGAACCCGCGTCAATGATCGTGTTTAGCTCCGTCCCGCTCTTGCCTAAAAGCTGCATTGCCAGCGCGTCGCGCTCCGTTTCGTTCTCAACCTTCCCCAGCGCGTCGATCACTTCCCAATACACTTCTTGCCCGTTGCGAAGCTCCCCGTTTGTGTCCGTGATAGAGATACCCAGCTTTTCATAAGCCGCCGTGTAGGTTTTGTTCCCGTCGCGGGCTTTGCTCATAATCTGTGTATTCTTCTTCATTGTTCCGGTCAGCGTGTTCAAGTCGCCGTCAATGAAATTAAGGGCATAGGAATATTTTTGAAGATCGTCCGTTGCAATGTGCGTATTCGCCGATGTTGTCAAAATGTCGTCGGCGTAATTCGACGCGGAAACGGTCAGCCCCGCAAGGGCGGAAGCTGCACCCACCGCCGCCGTACCCAGCGCCGCAAGCGCCGTTCCGAAGGCTTTTCCGACTTTGCCCACAACATTGCCGACGCTCTCCCAATCGACTTTCGATTGTTTAAGCTCTTTCGACGTGCTGTTGATCTGCTGTTCGGTTTTCGCCATTTCCGCCTTCGTGTTGTTTAGGTTCGTTTGCATTTTCTGATACGCCGGATCGGTGGGATCAATGCCCGCTTCCCGCATTTTGCGAAGGGCGGCTTCCGCCGCTTCTGCCTTCTTCGCCTGTTCCGCAAGCTGCTTTTGCAAAATCTCTTGTTTCCGTGTCAGCGCTTCGGAACTGCTGGCGTTGTTTGCGAATTCCGCCGTCGCCAGCTTCATTTCTGAATTGATTTCGCGAAGGGAAGTATTTATGCTTCTGCAAGCTGCGCGATATTCTTTTTCGCCTGTCAAGCCGATTGACGTTTTGATCTGCTCTTCTTTAGCCATTTACAACCCTCCCAACACGTCGTCAATATCAACTTCTTTCGGATCGGGCTTGAACCGATCCGGATTGAATTCACGGTGAATTCTGAAAATCGTTAAAATTTTGTACGGTGTCATTCGCCATACTTCGGCTTCGCTCCACCGTAAAAGCGTTACGCCGATATAAAGAAGGCGGGCAAGGTCGATTAAACCCCGCCCGCCTGTGTGTTTTTTCCCTCTTCGGTGTCCTCTTCGTCGTCGCCGTCCTCTTCATCGTCGCGGGCGGGCGGCTCTTCCGTTCCGTTGTTGCCCATCGAAAACGCCTTGAAGATCGCGTCCTTCACTTCGGCGAAATTGCCTGTATGGATCATCTTGCCCACCTGTTTTTCGGTAAGCTCCGGTTCGCCCTCTTCCGCGCCCTCGTTCAAAAGCACGGTCAGAAGCCAGCGAAGATTTTTAATGCTGTCCCGTCCGGAAAGCACTTCGTCAAGGCGATCAAAGCCGTCGAATTTGTCTTGCATTTCGTCGATCGCGTTCAAGCTGAAAAGAAGGTGTCTTTCCTTGTCCAGCATAATTGGGAAACGCCCGTCTTTAATTGCGCTCATAAAGTAATAAGGCGGGAAGCCCCGTTCTGCTTCCCGCCTTTGCCCCCTTTCTGTATTCCGTTTTGTTATGCCGCGTTCGTGTTCGGTTCACGTACTGCCGTAAACCAAGCCTTTGCAACGTCGTTCGACGGCTCGGAAACGTGTTCCGCCTTCCACAAGCCGTCGTCGCGCTTGACGAACTGCCCGACGATTTCCGGCGTGGAAAATTCGATCCCGTCGCCCTTCGTGTTGTAGGTTTCGTCCGGAACGGAAAATTTGACTTTGTAAAGCCAAATGTATTTATACGTTCCGCCCGCCTTCCTTGCGCGGAAGCCGATTGCGAAGTACGGCGCTTCGTCGTCGCCGGAAGCGTAAACCACGTTGTCGATGTCCTGCGTCTGCCCCAAAAGCGCCGCAAGGTCAGCCGGAAGCAGATCGTTCACGCCCAGCTTGATTTCTCCCTTCACGAATTCTTTAACAACTTCGTCCGCGCCGTCGTCGGCGTAAAGGATCGCTTCGGCGGCTTCCACGGTAAGCTCCGCCGAAATCGCCTTCGCCATCTTGACGGGCGTTCCGTAGGTTTCTTTGCCGTCGCTTCCGGTCGTAATGGGCGCGCGGTAAAGATCGCGCAATCCGATTGTTGCCATATTCTCATACCTCCATAAATTTGATTTCCACGGGAATGTGATAATATCCCGTGTCCCGCTCGAATACTTCCGCGCCGATCTGCACCCCGTAGAAGCCCGCTGCTTTCAGCGCCTTTTTTAAGGCTTTGACAAGCGGGAAGTAATCTTTCTTTGAAAAAATGTGTACTTGATACGTGTATTCCGTCGCGCCCTCTTCATCGTCTGCGAAGAAGTCGTCGCGTCCTGCGGCAAGCTGATATGTGATATAGGAAGCCGCCCTTCCGCCGTATTTCAAGCGTTCGACGGGAACGCCCAGCCCCTTTAATGTGCTGTGAAGCAAGCTGTCAACGTCCATTTTGTTTTTCCTCCCATACGCGGCGCATTTCTTCCGTTGCTTTGCCCGCCGCTTTCGCATTCGCTGCCGTAAACCACGGGCGCGCGGGCATATTAGAACGCCCGTAATTCAGTACAAAGCCTTTTTCGGCGTTGCGTACCCCGTGCCGATCCGTTCCGGTGGGCGCGATCTCGACGAATTTTCCGCCGTCCCGCTCCTTTACTGCCGATACTTTGATCGACGCGGTAAGCGCGCCCGTGCCGCGCCCCGTGCTGTTTAGCTTTGCTGTTTCCTCTTGAAACGCGCTTTTGATAACCTCGCCGCCCGCTTTCAGCATTTCCGGCACGGCTTCCATTGTCGCCTTGTCCCTGCGAAGCATTGCTTCTTGTACGTCGTCAAGCCCCGCCACGGTGAATTTAGCCATCGCCGCCGCCTTCTTCCGCTCCGCTGCTGCCCTCCGCTTCCGGAAGGTCAACCAGCGTCAATTCCGTAAACTCCCCGTTCGGCGGCGTGTATGTCCGCAAGACGCGATACCGCTTCCCGCTCGAAACGGGATATTCCACGATCTGCTGTCCGGCGTACTCGAAAGAATACACGTCGAATTTTAATTCCGTCGTATATCCTGCTTGCTGCGCCTTGTAGAACTCCGAAAAGCCCACGGATTTCTTGTCGGCGAAAACCGTTGTCGCGGTTTCCTCGCGGTCGGCGGGGAAGCCGTGTTCGTTCGTGCGCGGCGAAGGATCGGCAAGCGCAATCAAGGTTATTTGTTCGCACCACCTCATTTTTCACCCTCGCTTTCGATGTGATCGCCGGACAAAGACAACGCGCATTTCAAATAGTCGTATGCTTTGCGGTAGCGTTCCGCGTCATTGTTCCAGCCGAATTCCGCCTTTGCATAAAGCACGATCGCGCGTTCAAGAAGAGGATCGCCCAGCTTCTCGCTGGGCGATCCCTGTACTTCCGGAACGCTGATACCGACAAGGCGAAGATCGGCGATCGCGGCATTTATCAAGTCGGTTACTTCTTCATCGAAGGCGCTTCCGCTGATACGCAACGCCAGCTTTACCTTGTCAAGCATTGTTCGATCCCTCCGTTATGCGGTCGCCTTTACCAGCTTCACGATAGCTTCGCCGATAGCGGGGACGCAATCGAAGATCGCGATACCGCTGTATTTGTAGCTGTTCGTGTCGATGTCGTAGGCGGATTTTACGCCGATGTTCTCGGCAAGGTTCGCGCAAACCTTCTTGTAATCTCCCAAGAAGGCTTCGTGATCCGCGACGTAATCGGACAGAAGCACCGGATACCCGTAAACGAAGTATGCGTTGTTCTGCACGGTTACAATGTGGTTTTTGCTGTTGTCCTGTAACGGCATAAAGTCCGTGAACAAGGTTTTCTTGTTCATAACGAACTTGCCGTTCCGGTCATAGCCGGAAGGAAGCAAGCCGATCAGCGCTTGCACGTTCGCGGCGGTAAGGCTTCCCGCCTTTGTTACGGTAACGCTGTTCGTTGCGCCCCATGTGTTCGCCTTGTCAATGCCTGTCGGCTGGGAACTGCCCGTTCCGTTGATAAGCAAATCTTCGACTTTGCGGGCGATCGCTTCCGCCAGCATATCGACGATCCAGCTTTCAAACGCCGCAATGCTCATTGTCATAACGGTGTCGGAAATCTGAACCAGCTTGATGATCTCATAGCCGGAAAGCTGAACGGTGGTCAGCGTATCGGCGGCGGGCGTGATAGCCGCGTTTTCGGTGTGGATCGCGGCGGCGTTGTTCGCGCTCTCGACGGCAAACTTCACCGCGCCTTTGACGTGAAGAAGGGTA